ATTACTGGCATTTTTGAAGATTTTGCTCTCATTAATCGCCATTCTGTGAGTCACCCCAATTCCCAGGGCTACTGGGAGATTGAGGTGCGTCTTTGTGATTACAACTTAGACGTTCGCAAGGTTCTCATCACGCCTGATGAGATGTGCCAGGTAACTGGTGACGTTTGGCTCATCCGCCTCCGCGGGTGCAAATTCCGGGACATTAGGTCCTGGATTATTGCCAAAAAGATAGTTGTGCCGTTTTACGGCACCGTTGGCAGCCTTTCTGACATGGCTGTGCGCATTAAAGCGCACCCTCCTGTTATTGCTGCTAACTCCAACTGGGGTGACGTAAATGTCTCCCATCCACTCGCATATGAGTGGCCCGAGCACTTTGAAGGTGCTTGCGGTACTCCGCTCATTGCTGAGTTTGGAGCTGGCTCAGGCCTTGTCGGCGTACATATCGCCGGCACCAATACCCCTCTCTCTTTCTCAGAGTCGGTCTCTCTTCAAGAGATCACTCCTGCCTTGGAGAAGCTTTCAGTTTCTACTTGTGCCCTACGAGTCATGAGTGAGGGCGCTATTCGCCTTCCTTTGAAGAGCAATGGCCTCACTGACGTTTCTATGAGATCCCCTCTTAGATTCGAACAGGTCCCTGGACTCGCCGTTTACGGTGCAGTCCAGGGATATGAGCCGGGCAAACCCGGCAAGTCGAAGATGACGGTGTCTGATTTTATTGATGACGCCGAGGAACTCACTGGAGTTTCTCCCTTCGGCCCAGATGGCTATTCGCTTTTCTGCCCCCCCCCCTTCAAGGCTGTATCTGGTCCTAACGGGGAGTATAATGCTCCCTTCAACCATTTCGTCAAGAAGGCTGGGGTGGTGAAAGAGTCACTCCACCCTGAGATTCTCAAAGAGACTATCAGGGTTATCAAAGACCACATCATTACTGGTCTTCGTGCCCGCGGGGTTGAGTCAATCTCCCCCGTGCCCCTCTCGGTTGCCCAAAATGGACACCCTGAGGACTTTTACATGCGAGCCATGAAACCCTCCACATCAGGTGGATGGGCGTGGCCCGGCACAAAGCGCATGTACTCTCGTGAGTGCTGTTTCGATTTCAAGAAGGACAGCCTCATGCCTATCTACGACGTGAAGGAGCAAGTTGTTGAACAACTTGACGCCTACATGCGTGGACAGGACGCGCTTCCCCTACTGGGAGCGCAACTCAAAGACGAGATGCGTTCGCGCGAGAAGGCCCTTTTGGCCAAGACTCGCGTGTTTTGCATGTCTCCTTACGAGAGCACCCTGGTCAACAGGATGTACCTCATGCCGTTCTACACCCTTATGGTGGAACATGGAGACCTCTTCGGCGCAGCTATTGGCATTAACATGCACTCTACTGACGTCGATGACCTCATCAAACAGCTCATCGAGTTCGCCAAACTCTACATGGAAGGCGACTATGGTGGCTTTGACACCTCAATGCCTTATGACATTGGCCTTGCTTCCAACACCATCGTTCACGATGTGTGTGAGGAGTTTGGTTACAACGCACACGCACTACACATGGTGCGTGGGGCTTTGAGTGACAATCTGTATCCCACGATTGTCATGCTAGGTGATGTCTTCGCAGCTCCATCGCTGCAACCCAGTGGCAAATACGCCACCGCGGAAGACAACTCTCTTCGTGGACTCGTTATGCTTGTCTACGCTTGGATTAGTATCATGACGCCTCTTGGCGCCAAGTACTCTCCCAAGAACAAGACTTCCGAGTTCACCTCGGACGC